AGTAAGTCTTGCGTGTCAAACATTTGCGAATACCAATGCGGCGCCCACCCTGTTGCAACTAACAGTTCGGCTAGTTGCCGTCGGTAGGTGCCGCTTGGGTAGGGTTTGGGGCCTCTTGGTCTATTACCTCAACGTTGGTAATTTGTTTGCAATAAATATCGAAGTCCGAAGGCACAACAATTTTGGCTTGCTTGCTTGCTTCCCATGCAAGGAAAAGCAAATCCTCAACACCAATACCGTTTGCCATGTCGGCAGCTTTGCGTTTGAAACGGCGTTCCCATAACACAATGGTAAACAGGTTTGTGTTTACTTGGTGCGTGCCTTCATGGTTAGTTACTTGAAGGGTTAATTGCATTGCTTGCCTCTTTCGTGTCGGGCCGATTGTTCGGCACTAATTATACAACGGTGTAAGCGCCGCCAACGAAGGTTATGTCAATGGTGCTAAGTTCGCCCAAAGTTGCGTTAATCACTGGCATTTCGGTTAGGTATGCCCCGGTTAGGGTGAACACGTCACCGCCGGCACTGTCTGCAACCGTAACTACGGTGGTTGTGCCCACTAGCGCTGCAAGTGTTTGGTAAGTTTCTGAAGCCTCGTATGATTGGTAGAGGGTCAAGGTCACTTCGCTGTTGTTTAGTCCTGCTTGGTAACTGCGGTTTGTTTTGCCAAACGTTGTGTTTTCCAACTGGTCAAAACGGTGCGTAAAAGTTGCCGCGGTGCATTGGTCGGTTAGCGAAACGCTATTAACGGTTACTACCGGGTTAGAAAGGTAAGTGCTTGTTGCCATGGTGTTTAATCCTCTTTCGTTGCTTTCTTATTTTTAGCACCTTTTTTCGGTGCGGGTGTGGATACTTCGTCGGTTACTTCGTCTGCAACTTCGACTATGAACCCGCCCCAAATTAGGCCTGCTACTTGTACGCCGGGTGCGGGCACGTATTCGGAGCCAACAATACCAACGCGGGGGCTTTTAATAATGAACATAGGCACCTAACTTGTTTGGGCTTGCATTTCAATTGTTAAATCATAGGCGGCTAGTTCGCTTCCGCCGATTATGGCAATGGTTGGGCGGCCGTCTGTTACTGCCACGTTTGCGCCTAATACCTTGGCAGCCAAATCCATAAGGGACCGTTGGGCGTCAAGGTTGCCCGGTCCAAGGGTTATAAGGCGGACGGGAAAAGTAATTTTTACAATGTTGTAGTTCCACGCCACAAAACTAGGCGCGTCAATAAACGCACAAGGCGGCACAAGGTTTCGAGGGTCGTTCACTACCTGCAGGCCCGTAACGGTCTGTAACGTGGCTGTAAGGTCGTCTAAGGCCGTGTTAAACAGGTCGGTGTATGCAACAGGCATTACGCAACCGCGGGGCGGTCAATGCCCAATAGTTGTTTAATCATTGGGCTAAGGCCCATGCTTCCGCCAGCTGCTAAACCGTCAAACCCTGCAAAGTCGGTTACGGCACCGCGTTGACGGTATAAAAAACCTGCGTAAGCAATAGTTCCCAAAAGCACCGAAGCGTTTGGCACCGTGGTAAGGCTTTCGTTGCGGTATCCGGCCTCGCGCCTACGCCTGTAGGCAAACTCGTTTGCAGCATTTCTGCATTGCGTAATAAAGGTTTGGTCCGCTGCGGTAGCCGTACCAATGCCTAACCAATCCTCAATTTGTGCGTCGGTTGTAACCCAAGTGCACGTAGGGGTTGTAGTGACCGTGCCGGTTGCGGGCACAATGTCTACGTTGTCGGCCGTCTTTGCAACAAGCACCTGATTGGCAATAGGCGCTTCAATGTCGTAATGAAAAAAACCTTGGTCATCTACGCCCGTAAAGTAGTACTGGGGAAGCGCCACCACCGGGTACGTGCCGTTAAAGGTCGCGTCAACCCCTGCAATAGTTACAGACTGACCAACCTCTAAAGGGTCGGCGTTAGTAAGTAATACAACAACCGCGTAATTGTCGGTTAGGTATTTTTGTTGGACCGAATAGACGGCCATAAAGGCCTACCTTTCGGTTATCAGACGAACTTAACGAACTTGGTTGCGTCTGCCATGAAGGCTGCAGCGTAACCACGAAACGCAATTGTGCGGCCCAAGGTTGCCGGTACTTCAACGCTGATAGCGCCCTTTTGCTGCTCGTAAAACTCGAAGCCTGCAGCTGGTCCTGCAGCGTGGCCCATAAACGAACCCGGTGCGTGTTTGTCAACAACCAACACCAACCCAAGCGGGTTGCCGTTCCATGTTGTCGAAGCGGCGTTACCTGCAGCGTTTTGACCCATGAGGTTAGGCGCACCCGTGTATGGGAACACTGGGCGGTTTGCGTCATCTACTGAACTTGACAATGCAGCCCAACTGGCCGGCGTAACAACCATATGCGTAGGCAAGTAGTTGGACGTTTCCGAAATTTGACGCGCACCGTCGTAAATTGCTGCAACCCAATCGGCACCAACTGAAGTGTCGGCAACGCTTGCGGTTTGTGTAATTGCTGCATGACAAGTGTCAACTGCGTAGTTGTCGGTTGCCTGACCGTAAGCGATTGCCAACTGGTTTAAAATGATGTCAATTGACGAAGGGTCGGACCAATCAAGGTCTTGTTCGGACACGGTAACAAACGTTCCAAAACTTAGTTTTGTAATGTCGTTGTTAGAAACTACAACGGTTGACGCGTTTAGTTGGTCAAACTGTGCGGTTTGTTGTGTTACTACCGGGCGGGTTGTAATTTTTGGACGGCGGAAAGTTGCGCCTGCCGAAGGCATTGCGCGGGTACCGATTGCCGTTACAAACGGACGAATTGGGTTAAGGCTGTCGTACACGCTGCCAGTAATAATTTCTGGCAAAATGCCCGGCGTGCTTTCGGTGTTAATAAATGGTGCAACGCCCGGAGCTGCTTCAATTCGAGCGGCTGCAATGTTTGCGTTTAGTTGTGCAAAATCTGCACCGCCGCGCACATAACTTGCAATATATTCCGACGTTGACGGCAAACGCAATTTGCGTGGCTGTGCATAAATTGCTTGCACGGTTGAAGCCTCAACTACTGCAGGGGTTTCTACTGGGTTAGACATATTGGTAACTTCCTTTTCTTGGTCTTGTTCTTCATTTAACTCTACTTCGGGGTCGTTTTGGTGGATACTGGCGGCCACACGTTCTACCTTCGCAGCCTCAAAAGCGCCGTAAGGCAAAAGCGACAATTCCTGCCACTCTGCCTTAGTAACAATCATGGTGCCGGCTTCGTCAAAACTGAATTCAATAGGGACCGCGCCAACACTAAGGCTGTCTAAAACGCCGTCCATGGCCAATTGCAAACTTTCGTTGCCAAGCATTGTTTCGCTTATTTTGGCCTCAAACATAACGTAGTTGCCGACTTCCTCACGGGCGGTTACAACGCCAATTGGTTGCGTGCTGTCGTGGTACAAATACATTTTTGGTTTTTTGCCCTCTAGTGGCAACGAGCCCTTTTCAAAACGGACCGTTTGGCCGTCTGAAACTACGGCGTCAATGCCATATTCGAGGGCGACGCCGGCAAGGGTCCTACGTGGCAGCGCGTCGCCTTGCGCGGCGTCAATCTTTAATTCTTGTGGGGTTAATCTAAGCATTGGTTTCCCTCAACTGTTCCGGAGTTTCTTGCACTTCAACATTGGTGTTGTATTCGTTGGCTAAGTAACTTTCAATGTCAAACATTACACCTGTACCGCGAGGCAAAATGTTATCTGCGCTTAGGGTTTCTTGTATGCAATCTATATACGGTTTTACGCCGAAAGTGTAAAGGTCCCTTGACGCTTCGCTTGACGAAACATAACTGTAGTTACCAATTGAAACCGAAACGAGGTACGCGGGGACGTTGGCAATTCGAGCAATTTCTTTTGCTTGGTATTCGGCGGCGTCAATTAAAAGCATTTTGTCCGGCGTTGCATTGTTTGGTATTACTTCAACAAATTCGTTCACCGCACTTGTGGCCGACGCATAACGCGCACTGTCGTAAGCAGCTGCAAGGTCTGACAATTCTTGCGGGCTCATTGGCTCGCCGCCAACTTGGCGAAGCGTAACGGCAGGTTGCAAACTACTTGCGTTGCGGTTGCGGGCCTGCTCTAGTTTTAGCGCGGTGTCTACTGACGTTGCGCCAGTGTAAATAAGTCCCTGAATTGGGCTCAAAAACTGCACGCAATCTTCCCAACGAATTGGTAAACCTTGAAACAAAATTTGTTTAGACGGACCAAACCAAACGCCAGTGCCTTGGGCTTGGTCTTGTGTTGTCACAATCGCGGCTGGCAAACGTGTAAATGCCGAAGGATAGCCCGAAGCGTCGCGCTCGGTTATATACCAAAAAGCACGGCCGTAAAAAAATAAATCGTCAAAAGTCCACGACAAAATAAAGTTGTTTGTAACGCCTTTGTCAATTCGACGCAACCAACTACGTGGCGCTTCGGGGACCTTTTCCATTTCGTCGCCGTTCCACATAGTTTTATACATGACTAATGGAAGGCAACCAATTAGCGAAGCCATAAGGTCCCTTGACCTTGAAATAGTTGGGACCTGCATAAAACGGCTACGTTGCACCCCGTCGGAATACGCAAAAAAGTTGCCAATTTGTGACGCGCCCGCATTGCTACCGGCAGCGGCTTTAACAACCTTTTCGGGTTCGGGTTTCTTGGTAAAAATTGCCATAAGTTTATTGTGTCACAATCCGCCGCTTTTAGGTGGCACTAGCCGGCGCCGTGCTATCCCCGACGGAAAGCAAGCCGACTAATGCCAAAATGACTTTAGCGGTTGGCCGTAACAATTACGGGTTTTCCAAGTAGTTGCGGACGTGAAGCAAGGGCCGCTGCCCAAATCATGCACCTGCACGCTTCAATTGGTCCGGGGCTTCGGGTGCTTGAAACGGCAATGCTTCCTTGGTGTTTTATTAGCACGGCCCGCTCGACGTGACTATTTAACAAGTTTTCGTTGTTGTGCATTATGCGGTTTTCTAAAATCATGGCCCTAACCGCGCTAGTCCATTTCAACAACTCTTTGTACCCAACTATGGTGCGGCGTCTTTCGTGTTGGGGCGGGCAATGGTTTTCTAGGCCCGGCACAATGGCCAACCGTAAGCCGGGGTTTTCTGCTATTTCGGTTTCAACCCGCGCCCATAGTTCGGCAACGGTTCGCGCCACAAACGCTATTTTGACGTGCGTTTTGTTGCCTACTTGGACGGCCCTAACCGCGGTATAGGTGCTTGCGTCTAACGCTATTTCAACGGCCAACACCCCGCCCGGTGGCGCTACTTGGTCCGTTGCCAATGCTTCAAACACGCCACTTTCCAACCAAGACGTTGTGCTTGCTTGCCATAAATTTACGGAAGCGCGTAGAAACGCATTTCGGTTTGGGCTTTCGGCTTCGGCTTCAATTGTTTTTAGGTCAAGGGTGTAACCAAGTGCAGGGTTGGCATAGGCCCATGCTTCGGGGGTCATTGGGTCCAAGTTTGACGGCGGGCTGTATTCGGCAAAGTAAAGGCTTGTTTGTTCCCCGCTGTCAATTGCGCGAAGGCCTTGGTCACGCCAACGCAACATTGCAAGGCTGTCCTGCGTGCCCGCTGTTGACGTCATAAGGAAGGAAGGGTTTTTCTTTGCGCGTTGCGAAGGCAACAAACCTTCGTCAATTGCTTGTTGACTTATGTCAAAAACTTCGTCGGCAATAATTAAGTCACAACTGTAACCGTGCCCCGCTGCAGGGGTAGCGGCTCGAATATGCCACGTTGACCCGTCGGGCATAATCAGTTTTTGCCGGCCATATGACCAACTAATTTCGGCGCCAAAACGGTCGCGCAAAATTGGTGCAAGGTAAGTAAAGAAAGCCGTTGCAAGGTCAAGTTTGTGCGCGGTAGTAATCACCGTTACTGGGCGCCCGCGCTCTTTTCCCTGCGTACTTAAATACCAACCAAGGTAAGCGGCGTTCATAGTTGTCTTGCCACACTGACGCGCAACCGAAACCAAGTTAACCCGGTGCAACCAATCACCATTGTCGTTGCGCGCGGTAATGCCGGCTAAACAATGCAGCTGCCAAGGCATGAGGTCCACGTTTAATACCTCTTGGGCAAAGCCCCCAATGTCCGCCGCTGCCGATTGGCAACCACTGTGCGTGGTCGTTTCCAATCTTGGCTGATTGTGGCCAGTTCCGGCTA